TAGCACCATAGGCGCGAACACCCTGATAACCATCATTACCTAGGATCACTGTACCATCGGGTAAGAATGGCTGTTTACTGCCGGTATCATCTTCATACTGGCCGTTATAAACCCAGATTTCTAGATCAGCACCAAAGGTGCCCTTATAGCTGGCTGTCATGCCCAAATCTTTTGGCCCAGTTTCCATTTTAGTGCGCGAACCTGAGTCGGTTTTCAGCATGTCCTTAACCACTTTAAAGCGTTTATATAAACGCCACGCGGTTTTATCCATTACTGCGATATTAATAGGCCCGTTTGCCAACATGGCCCAATCTTCAACATCATCAGTTGGGTCATAGGTATTGATATCACAGTTAGCCCATTTAGCGGCGCCAACTAAGGTGATGTTATTACCAGCATCACGTTTAAAATCGACTTCCTGAGCTGGATAATCCTCACCCACGATCATCACTTTACCCGTAACAACTGCTTGTACTGCCATCCATTCTTCACGGCGAAGGATCTTGAGTTCCTGTTCGCCTAAGAGGTGAGTTCTCCACCATTGGCGGCGCTGGGCTGCGCTTAAGGTACCACCAGATTTTTCACCCACCTTAACCTTGATTGGTAAGCTAGGATTAATAATATCCTTAGGTTTTACATAAGCTGGCAGCAAGGTTTCACGAGCAAAGCCTTGTTTACGATTTGCTTTACCCGCAACCATAGGGCTAACAAATGGGGCAAGCTTGCCACTCTGGCTAATCTTATCGAAATGAATTTCTTCGGTTTCAAAAGTCATTTCATTTGGGAAGAACATCATTAAAAAGAACGGATTAAACTTAAATAGCTTTTCCGTAATACCAAGCATCTGATTAGTAGTCAGTGTTTCCATATTTGTTACCTGCTTAAAAATATAAAAGGATCAGCAAAACAACGCTGAGGGGTAAGCGATTAGTATTCGCGAGGCAATTGCAACGAAATTGGTGTGCCTACGAAAGCTGTAGCCTTTTTCGCTGCAGTATTAAAACTTGCAGGCCAATTGACTAGCTCAGGGTTAAATGAACCCGATTTAATCACGGCTGCTTGCTTAGCGCCTGCTGTGGCATCGATTGGGAAAGCAGTCATACGCGTGGCGACTTGCGAACCATCGTTAGCGGCTAGGTCTACCGCTTTAAACTCGCCAGTTGCGGTGACTTGGCCAAGTGGAGTTCTAGCTTCCAAAACTTGCCCGGAAGCAATGGTAACTGTAGTGGTATAAACGGGGTCGCTACCCGTTTCCCATGTTTCATAGTTAAATTCCATAATTGGATCCTTGTTAACAGGTTAAGCAGTGAATACTTAGGTAAGGTTGAAGCGGATTAGGCTTTAAATCCGCCGTTATAAACAGCCAATGAATCTGCGATCACTTTGTCATCGCCGGATAATTCGCCAGCATCGGCGCCAATATCTGGGTTTCCGTTTTCCATGGCAGCTTCAAATCCAGAATTAATACCACTTTGAGAGCTCGCTTCGGTTTTAGGCTTATCTTTAGCGGCAGCTTCTAGCGCAGCAGTGACTTCCGTGGCGCTCATATCTGTGTTGTAAGCAAAGTGTTCTGCAAGTGCTGGCGATGCCTTAGCTTGTTCGCTACCCATAATGGTCTTTATTCTGTCGCGTTCTGCCGAGGCGCCCAGTAATCCGCCTGCTCCGACTACAACTGTGGTTTCTGCTGTTGTCGTGCTGGCTTCTTGCTGTTGTTGTACTGCAGCAACTTGCTCTTGGATTTTTGCCGAGGCAGCTACGGCAGGTGCGCCGGTAGTAGCGTCAACGGTTGTGCTATTTGGATTTTCCATACTGGTACCTATGAAGTTGAAATGGGCGGTTTGGTTTGAATCATTAATAATGTCGATAATGTCGTAGGCATTGACCATTTGATCAGCAAGTCCAATATCAATAGCCTCTTGGCCGCGATAAGTGGCCGCCTCAGTCGCCAATATCTGATCTATGCTCATGTCCATATTGCTGGCCACTAACTCAGCAAACTCTTGTCTTAGCTGATCACATTGGGTTTTATAGTTCTTATGCACATCATCAGGTAAAGATTCATATGGGTTGCCATCGACTTTATGTTCACCTGAATATATAAGCGTGGCTTCAATGCCGACCTTCTCTAACCATGGACCTTGATTGATATGCAGCATGACTACGCCAATAGAACCAGCAATGCCGTTCTGCGTAATAAAGCGCTTCTTAGTTTGTGATGAAATTGCCATACCAGCAGAGCAAGACATATCGTTGATCAGGCTATAAATTGGTTTCTTCTCACTGGCCTGTTTAATAAAACGGGCAAAGTCGAATAACCCAGCAACTGTGCCGCCTGGTGTTTCGGTATCCAGCAAAATGGCGTGTACTGCAGGATCCTTTAATGCAGCCTTAATCTTCCCTGCCAGTTCACGATATCCCCAACTCCACCAACTAAAACGGTGAGCCAGAGGACCAATGACCTGTATACAAGCCACACCATCCACAACCCGATAATACTCACCTTCGGTAAAATGAAACTCGCCACCTAAGATGGCTTTAATCTTGACTTTATCAACAGCTTCAATCAGTCCTGAGTTATCCCTCAGACTGATATTTTGCTTTTTTAGAAGATGGGAAAAGTAATTTTTTGCCCAAGCTTTATCTAGAGCTAAAGGCTGATTAGTTAGCGCTTGCAGTATTTCCATTATCTTGACCTTCTGTTGGCGCAAATTGCTCTGCACTCGCCCAGCTTGGTGGTGGTAATCCTGCTGCACGGCGTTCTTCTGTTTCTCTTACTTGCTGCTCGAAGATCTCTTGATAATCTTCACCCATGATCGACAATTCTTTCTCATAGGTAGATAAGCCGCCTTCAATCCTTAACAGCGCTTCTTTTACTTCTTTCACACCATCAATGGCTAAACGTCCTGCACCAATCCAACTAGCTCTTGACCAAGCAGCACGGGCTTCATAGTAGTTAAACTGAGCTTTTCGAGGCAATTTGATGATATTTAAGTTAATCGCTTCTTCTAGCCACAATTGATAAATCTCGGACGCATAACGGGCGGCAATAATTGCTCTACGGCCAAGAAAGTAACGCCATTCATTCATTAAAGAAGCACGGGCCGATGAATAGCTCACTTGGCTGTAGTCTTTTGCAAGCTGCTCGTAACTGATATTTAAACCAGCAGCTACATAGCGCAAAATGGACTTTTCAAAGGCGGCAAAGCCGTTATCTACGTTACCTGGGGCATTTAACTTAAACTTTTCACCAGGCATTAAATGGGGGATTTTTACCCCATTCATGGTGATGTTGGCGCTTGAGTGATAAGCCTCAACAGTGCCCATATAATCGAGTAGTTTCTTAGATCCATTGGTATCACCGCCAATAATCTGGAAGGCGGTATCTGCATCTAGCTCTGTCTCAATAGTGGCGGCATACATGGCGTTAATTATGGCGTTTTGCAGTCTTACGCCTTGGTACTTGTCCAGCATTTTTAAGCGGCTGAGGACAGAAATAAATCCTGTAGTACCACGGCAATTACTATCACCATTAGGATCGAAAATATGGATAAACTGTTTACGGCCCCAAGGTTTATAAACCTTAATTTCTTTCCAAGTACCGCCAAGGCCAAGGCTAAAACCAAAGTTGTTATCATTGGCTTGTCTAACGCAATAGGCTTTTGCTGCCCCATATTTATTAAGCCTTACACCGCCTCTTAAACTGGTCGTATCCATTGCACCATTGGGATTGCATACCCTATGGGGCGATATCATCTTTATCGCGGTGCGGTATGGGCTGCCATCGTGATTAATCCACTCTGCAGCGGCCATCACCTCACCTGTGGTTAAATGACCGCGAACAGCATCACGGATTAACATAGTAAAAGTTCGGCGTTCTTCGGCATCGATATAACAGCGGGTATCCTCGGAATACTCTAGAAAAGCGGCCTCAGTATCTTTGCCCCATAAACGCGCATCTTCATGGCTAATGCCTAATCGCTGATATAGCGGTTTGGCATTTAATCGGAATTGGTGGCCCACAATGTTATCAACGTGGGTTTGTACGCTACCGGAAGCTATCCCGTGGTTTTGGATCAAGTCCTCAGCCTTTGAATCTGCATCACCCTTAATCGGTAAGTAGGATTCATCGGTTAACTTTGGGCTGGTTTTCCAAGAGGCTATTTCACCACCCATGGAACGGCCAAAACTGGCTAAGGGAATAGGTTGCCCTTCGGCATCGACTAACTTTGAATACTGCATTAAAAAGTTACTCCTGCAGGGGATCTACGCTTCCCAATTCCACCGTTTAGCCGTTCTAATTCTTCGATATAGCTTTTTAATTGCTGGGCACCCGCTGGTCTAAATTCTGTACGGCGGCCTTGGTACCAAACTGATACCACAGCACTGCCCGTCATTAAGTCGTGATAGGCTGCTTTTGCCTCAGTGAGTAAGGTTGCGTTGTCCATTAATTGGCTCCTAATTTTTTGCCCAGTGCGGCCAATTTCGCGGCTAACGTATCGGGTTCCTGTTGATCTGCTTTATGACCTACCGACTTACCAACTGGGCTTATTGGGGTATCTAAAGCAGCACGTTCTTTAGTCAAAATGGCTAAATCAACCCCAAACCGTGAGATTGATATCATTAAGGCGGCAAGGGCATAAACAAAACAGTCGAGAGCTTCATTGCGGCGACCTTCATTATCAAAGTAAGTAACTTGCTTACCTTTGACATACTTAGTTACACGTACCTCTGACACTATTTGCTTGCAGATTGACTCATCACAAATCGCATCATTTAACGGCAAATGGATATAACCAGGATTGGCGCCTGAGAGGTGTGGATCAATTGCT